AGTTATTAAAATACCTTATACTCCTAGACCACAACAACTAGAGTTACACAACAAACTTAAAAATTATCGCTTCGCTGTGTGCGTAATGCATCGCAGAGGAGGTAAGACCGTCTGGGCGGTCAATCATTTAATTAAAGAAGCATTAACTTCTGAAAAAAAGAATTTTAGAGGTGCTATTTTTGCTCCAACAAGGGTGCAAGTAAAACTACTAGCATGGGATTATCTCAAAGAATTTACCAGGCAGATACCTGGAATGAAATATAACGAAACAGAATTACGAGCAGATTTTCCAAATCGTGCAAGAATATCTCTTTTCGGAGCAGAAAATCCTGATAGTGCAAGGGGTCAATATTTTGATTTTGTTGTTTGTGATGAATATGCACAAATGGATAGCAGAATGTTTCCTGAAATTATCCGACCAGCCGTGGCAGATAGGTTAGGTAAGGTGTGCTTTATTGGTACGCCACAAGGAATGAATTTATTTTACGATTTATACGAAGAAGCTAAAGGTAATGCCGAATGGTTTACTTGTATGTTTAAAGCAAGTGAAACGGGATTAGTACCAAAACCAGAATTAGAGTCTGCACGAAAACTGATGACCGAAGATCAGTATATGCAAGAGTTTGAATGTTCCTGGACAGCAAATATTTCAGGATCAATTTACGGAAAAATATTACAAAAAATGGAAGATGAAAAAAGAATTTCACATTTTCCGTATGATCCAGGTTATCCAGTAGATGTTTATTTTGATATTGGTATTTCAGATCAAACAGCAATAATTTTTACGCAACAAATCGGTAGAGGTTTGTTTGTTATTGATTGTTATAACGATAGTAATAAAAGTCTGGACTTTTATGCCGATTATATTAAGAAAAAAGAATATAATATCCGTAATTATGTCTTTCCGCATGACATAGAGCAACGAGAACTTTCAACTGGTCATTCAAGAAAAGAATATGCTTATTCAATGGGTATGCGACCAATTAAAGTTTGCCCTAAATTGTCTATAGAAGATGGGATACACGCTGGACAAATATTACTAGCAAAAACATATATTGATCGTTCTAACTGCAAACCTTTTTTGGATGCGTTAAAATGGTATCATAGAAAATGGATAGATAAACAACGAGTTTTTTCCAAACCTGTGCATGATCATTCAAGCCACTTTGCTGATGCTTGGAGGGTATGTAGTGTTGCAATTCAGGAATTGGATTTTGATAATATTCAAAAATTTGAGAAAATTGCAACTGGAACAAATTATAACCCTTTACAGTAGAGGAAATATGGGATTTTTACGACCAAAAGCACCACCATTACCGCCAATGCCTATTGCTCCAAAGCCACCACCAACTGTGGCAGAGGATTTGCCAAGTGAAACGCAAATAAAAATTGCAAAAATGATGGCAAACAAGAAAAAAGGTTTTACGGATACTATTTTAACAAGTACCCAGGGCGATACATCGGAAGCTGATACATACCAAACAACATTATTAGGTTCATAAATGGCACACAAAGCTGGACACGGAAGAAGCGGAGCTTTAACAAAAAGTTTTAAATCTTCTGTTAAAACACAAAGAGCAAAAATAGCTGCTGGAACTGCTTACGCAAGTAGATCAAAAGATTATCATGTTCAAGCGGCAAAAAGAGCTGTCCAAAAATCAATAGGTTTAACTGGTATGAGTTATGGACCAGCTGGACAAAAATTTGCAACTAATACAGTTGCGGCAAAATTAACTGGAAAAGATCAAAAATTTTATGGAATAGAAGCAAGTGCAGCAATTGATAAATATTTACAAAGCGCTGGTTTAGCAGATGGGAATTTATTGTCATCAACTGGATATGAAGTAAAACATGGTTCATATACACCAGGTAAAGCACAAACACCTGAAGGTATGGGTAGTGGAAATCCAAAAGGTGCTTTAACTTCAATTCCTATTTCAAAAGAAATGTTACAATCTCAAAATAAATTTTTAGGTTTAGCTAAAGCGGGAATAAGTTTTGCTATGCCAGGATTAGCAAAAACTGTAATAAGAGCAGATGCAGCTAAAAATTTATATGATGCTGCAAATCCACAAGAAGCCTACAATCAATATGAAAAAAAATTTTCAGCTAAATTAGCTGGGAGACAATTTACACCAACAAGAAACCTTTTTGGTTTAATAAATATAAAGCAAACAAACAAAACAAAGAAAGATACTTTAGGTTAATATGGATATAAAAACATTAAGTAATCAATTTGAACAATTAAAATCAAAAAGATTAAACTGGGAAAGCCATTGGCAAGAAATAGCTGATTATGTTTTACCTCGTAGAGCTGATGTCAATGTAACCCGTTCATCAGGCGATAAACGAACTGAACAAATATTTGATGGTACTGCACTTCATAGTGCTGAATTATTATCTTCTTCTTTACATGGGATGCTAACTAATGCTGCGATGCCTTGGTTTAGTATGCGATTTAAAGACGAAACTATTGCGATGGATGAAGAAAGTAGAGAGTGGTTAGAATCTTGCACCAACACCATGTATATTGCTTTAGATCGTTCTAATTTCCAGCAAGAAATACACGAATTGTATGTTGATCTTTGTACTTTTGGCACAGCGTGTATGATGATTGAAGAAGATGAATTTAAATTTTTACGATTTTCAACAAGGCACATAAAAGAAATATATATTTCTGAAAACGATAAAGGGTATGTCGATACAGTTCATCGTGAATTTAAAATGACTGCCCGTGCTGCCTATCAACGATTTGGCGATAAATTATCAAAAAGAATTTTAAATATAGTTGAAAAAAAACCTTATGAAGAAGTTAAAATTAATCAATGCGTAAAACCTAATGATCAATTAAATCCATACAAGATGGATAATAAATCTATGCCGTTTGTGTCGATTTATTATGACCATGAAGATAAAAAAATAATTTCTATATCAGGATTTAATGAATTTCCTTTTGTTGTTCCACGATGGTTAAAATCTAGTGGTTCAGATGGTGGTTATGGGCGTTCTCCGTCTATGACAGCTTTACCTGACATTAAAATGATTAACAAAATGGCAGAAACAACAATTAAGGCAGCTCAAAAAATGGTTGATCCGCCTTTACTTGTTCCTGATGATAGCTTTGTTTTACCCGTTAGAACACAGCCAGGGGGATTAAATTATTACCGATCAGGAACTAGAGATAGAATTGAGCCATTACAAATTGGTGCAAACACACCAGTTGGTTTAAACATAGAAGAACAAAGACGAAATGCAATTCGTCAAGCATATTTTGTTGATCAATTATTATTATCACAAAATGTAAAAATGACAGCAACAGAAGTAATGGAAAGAAACCAAGAAAGTATGCGATTACTTGCTCCCGTTTTAGCACGATTACAATCTGAAATGTTGCAACCATTAATTAACAGAACATTTAATATTTTACTTCGAAAACAATTATTACCTGAACCGCCACTTGCATTACAAGGAAGAACTATTGATATTGAGTATGTATCTCCACTTGCAAGATCACAGCGTACTGGCGATGTTCAAGCAATTATGCGTTCACTTGAAATATTAGGACCATTGGCACAAATGATGCCAGTATTTGATTATTTAGATTCAGATAAATTAGTTAAACATATTACAGATGTGCTTGGTGTACCTAGAAAGGTATTACGATCTGATCAAGAAGTTGCGAATATAAGACAACAACAAGCGGAAATGGCACAACAACAAGCTGAATTACAAGAAACACAACAAGTTGCTGAAGCTGGAGGTAAAGTTGCACCGCTGCTAAAGGAACTTAACAATGCCCGATAAACAAGAAAAGTTATTAGAGCAAATAAGACAATCGTATCAAAAAGTATTTACAACACCAGAGGGTGTTGTTGTTTTAAAAGATTTGGAAAATAGGACTGGTATTCATCATAGTACCTTTGATCCTGATCCATATAAAGCTGCGAATTTAGAGGGAATGAGAGCAGTAACGCTTTTTATTCATTCAATGTTGAAACCATTACCAAAGGAGAAAAAACAAAATGGCTGATGAACAGACAACTGCACCTGAAGTGCAATCTGAACAAACAAGCGAACAACCACAACAAGAAACAAGTTTTTTAAGCTCGTTACCAGAAGAATTACAAAAAGAGCCATCGCTACAAAATTTTACTAATGTAGGCGATATGGCAAAAACTTTAGTACATTCACAAAAAATGGTAGGAGCTGATAAAATCGCTATTCCAAGCAAACACGCAACGGAAGAAGATTGGAAACAAGTTTATACAAAATTAGGATTACCAAAAACTTCTGAAGAATATAATTTAGAATATACTTTAGAGGAGGGTGTGAGTGATCAACCGATAAAAAACTTTTTAGGAGAAGCACATAAGTTAGGTTTATTACCACATCAAGCACAAGGTATTTTAAATTTTTATACTGGTTTAAATCAACAAACCGCAGAAGAAGCACAAAAACAAGCATCTTTAAATAAAGTTAATGCTGAACAAGAATTACGAAAAGAATTTGGCTTACAATATGATAGCGAAGTTCAAAAAGCTAATAATGTTTTTCGTGCATATTTTGCAAACGATATGGAGCATATTAAATTACAAGATGGTACTTCTTTAGGCACTAATCCTGGATTTATAAAATCTTTAGCAAAATTAGCTGGTCAATTTTCTGAAGATAATTTAGGAACTGGTCAAGAAGAAAGCGGAG